ATGATAGAATTTGTATCAGGTGATATGTTCGATTATAATGCGGACATTCGAGTAAATACCGTGAATTGCGTTGGTGTTATGGGAGCTGGAGTTGCTTTAATGTTTAAAACTAGGTATCCAGATATGTTTATTGATTATTCTGATGCGTGTAAACGACATGAGGTTAAACCAGGCAAGCCTCATGTGTGGGAAGTTCCTGACTTAATCTCCCAATTTACAATTATAAATTTTCCAACGAAAGTGCATTGGAAAAATCCGTCTGAGTATGATTATATTGAAAAAGGCTTAGTGTGGTTAAGACAATTCCTTTTAAACAAAGGGAGCTCTACGGTTACATTACCAGCTCTTGGTTGTGGCCATGGAGGTCTTGATTGGGAAAAAGTAAAAGAAATGATTGTAAAATACTTAGGGGAGCTAAATACAAAAATATTAGTTTTTGAACCCAGTAGTTCAACAAAATCATCACATCAGACAGGCTATGATACAGAGCTTAAAAAGCAAGGCATTCATAAACTATTGCCCAATGAAAAACTTTACCCATCAAAATTAGTCGGGCGATCGGCGCTTGAGATATATTATAAAGGTAATATTGAGCTCTTAAAAAGTAAGAGTGTTGCTATTGTTGGAAATCTCAAATCAACAGATAGAGAAAAAAACGCTTTAACTATGGTTATAAATCAATTACCTATTAGTGACTTTGTTTTTATTCTTGGATTAAGTAATAGCTATGAAACAGAACTGGCTAAAGTAATACTTTCAAAAGGTTTTAAAGCCGTATTTTCAATCCCTTATGGAATTTTACAATTGAAAGTTCGTAAAGATTTAGAATCGTATTGGGATTATGAAAATATTGCTGTGTTATCAACAACAAGCCCAACACAAACGTGGAAAAGCTATGAAAGCGTTAATTCTTTGCGATTGCGTCTCAAACTTTCTGATGTTACGCTAATTAACAATTTAGAAGTTGATAGTCTTATTCGTTATGAGAATGATATTAAAGAGGCAGATAGCAAAGTATTCTATGTAAATTATTGGAACTCCGAAATTGACTTTTTCAACAGGTTAACAGCACAAAGAATTGGAATAAATTCAAATACAGGAAAGCCTAATGTTTTACCATTGATAAATTCGCTATCTTAAACCGTATCTACAGGGTTAGGATTTTATTCTTAAACATAAAGACAAGGACCCTACGCCAAAATTCGTAGAGTGCCTTGTTCTTTTCCTATGTTATCCTTATGCATTCACCGTCACGCCAGATTTGAATTCGACTGCGAACTTGTCCTCGTAGACGGTGACCTTCTCAATCAGCCGCCTGATCAGCTGCTCGTTGTATTCGGTGATGGTGGTGGACTGTTCCTGCAGGAATGTGCTCATATCGGCGATTCGTTTGCGATGTTCATCCCGGCTTGCGTTTTCGACTTGCGCCTTTTGCTTCTGGTCTCGTAGTCGGTAAATCTCATCGGCAACATCCTCGTAGTCGACTTTGGCGTTGGCCAGCTTCAGAAGCTGTGTTTGCAGCTCTGCAAGGCGGTTGTCAATGTCGCTTAAGGTTTTATTGTCTTCGATGCTTAGGACGGTGGCGATGTTGTTCTGCAGGGTGGTGAGAAATGTATCCTTCCTGCTCAGTGTATTGTTGATGGCGGTGATTACTACCTTCTCGATGTCGCTTTCCAGCACCGTCCGGGCGTCGCAGAATAATCCGGTGTTCTCCAAGCGGCTGATGCATCGCCAGACGATGGATCTCTTCCCCCGGTTATTCCAGTGGACCCTGCGGAATACCTCACCGCAGCCCCCGCAGATGATCATCTGAGCGAAGCAATGGTTGCTGCTGAAAGTTCTATTCTTCCCATTCGGGCTGGTGTGGACAACTCGCCGCCGCACCAGCTCTTCTTGCACCTGCATGAAAATTTCTCGCGGGATAATGGCCTCATGGCTGTTTTCCACGTAGTATTGCGGGACAAGGCCTTTGTTCTTGACTCGCGTTTTCGTAAGGAAGTCAGTGGTGTAAGTTTTCTGCAAAAGCGCATCCCCGATGTACTTCTCATTTCGCAGGATGTTGTTAATGTTACTGGTATGCCATTTCTCCCTACCTGCACCGTTTCGCATTCCGTCTGCCTCTAATCCACGCGCAATCTTCAGCATGCTGGCTCCCTCAAGGTATTCCCTATAGATACGCTTCACAATTTCGGCTTCCTCCGGAACAATCACTAGATGCTTGTTTTCATCCTTGGTGTAACCCAGGAACCATTTGCAGTTCACTTGAATCTCGCCTTGCTGGTAACGGTATTGTAGACCCAGCTTCACGTTTTGACTTAAAGATTGGCTTTCTTGTTGTGCAAGGGAAGCCATGATGGTGAGCATGACCTCGCCTTTGGAATCCATTGTGTTGATGTTTTCTTTCTCAAAATAGACCGGGATGTTCTTGTCCTTCAGCTGCCGGATGTACTTCAGGCAATCCAGTGTGTTTCGAGCAAATCGGCTGATAGATTTGGTTATCACTATGTCGATTTGGCCTGCCATGCACGCTTCAATCATGCGATTGAATTCTTCGCGCTTCTTAGTGTTGGTGCCGGAGATCCCATCGTCGGCGTAGATCCCGGCTAGTTTCCAATCAGGATGGCCGTTTATGTGGGCGGTGTAGTGCTCAATTTGGGCTTCGTAACTGGTAGCTTGCTCGTCGCTGTCAGTAGAAACGCGGCAGTAGGCGGCTACCCGAAGCTTTGATTTTTCTGCATCTTCCTTGGCTATCCCGGCATGCTTTCTTGCCGGAAGCAGAGTGACGTTTTTCTTTTCTGCCATCTTAACTCACCTCGCTTTCGATCAAGCTGTAGACGTATTCCGCCTGTTGGAATGGGCTGGTCGGTAAGTCCGCCTGCTCGTCTACGCATTCCGGATTTTCTAAGAAGCGGAATGCGGTGGGGAAAATGATCTCCGCTTTTTCTTCTGGTTCACGGATACGACCGAGCCTTGTGGCCCGTTTGATCCGTTCTGCTTCGGCTGCCGCAAGTGTATCCGAGTCGATGATCGCCGGGTAATACGCATCACCGAGATATCGAGCATTCTGTAGTATCTTGCAGACCCCGCCATGGAAAGATCCGATTCCGGCTTTTCGAGCGGCAGTCCTCAGGGAGTCGCCGGAGAGATAAGACTGGAAAAGGGTTTTTATCTGTTCGGCGGATTTCTCATCGATTATGGCCTTTCCGTTTTCGATCCGATAGCCAAGTGGTACATGGCTCATTTAGTTCACCATCCTTTCTTTCAGCGTAAGGCCGCATCTTAACTCAAATCCGATTTCTGTTCGGGAAATCACTCTAATCCGCTCAACAAATCGACTGTAGAGTTCACCGTCGAAGCTGGTGAGCATTGCTGCTTTTGATGTAAAGTGCAAGAGTTCGCTGACTTCGTTTAGGTACCTGCTGTCGCTGCTGAGGAAGCGGACGAAGGATTCCTTCTGGCGTTGCAGGCGTTCAGCCTCCTGCAGCAGTTCATTATTGCTTTTATTGTATACAGCAGGGTCCAGGTAGCCTTTGGTCATCAGCCCGACAAGGACTTTCCGTTGATCCGCGTTTTCATTGAGCTTCTTCTCTAGTTCTTTAATGCTTGTCCGGCTGTCGCGATTATTCATGCCGCGCAAGCTTGCAAGCAGGGGCTTCAGGACCAGTTTGTGTCCGAAGATCAGCTTGTTCATCATGGCAATAAAAGCGTATTCCAGATCGGAATCTAGGATGTATTTCATGGCACATTTCTCGATGTTGGCGATATGAGTGGAACAGCACCATGCGATATACTTTTTGCCGCTGGAATGGATTCTTCGTTTGAAGGTGCCGCCGCATTGCCCGCAAATGATGTTTCCCGAAAATGGGTAGCGGTTCTGGTATTTTTTGCTGCGTTTTTCTACGTTCTTCTCCTTACCGCGCTGTTCGATGGCGATCTGGGCGGCTTCAAAATCTTCACGGCTAATAATCGGCTCATGATGTTCTTTAATTAAGTATTGATCTTTCTCACCATTATTGTGGTGACGGTTGAAGTGCTCATCCGTATAGGTCTTCTGAAAAATGGCATCGCCAGTGTATTTTTCGTTTCTGATCATCCCGCGAATGGTTGATGATTTCCACCGGCCACCATGCTTGCCGGTCAATCCACTCCGGTTTAGTTCACTTGCAATTGAACAAGTGCCTTTGCCGGATAAAATTGCTGCAGAAATGAATCGCACGATTTCCGCTTGTGCCTGATTGACGATTAACTCACCATCCACGGCATCGTAGCCGTAGGGTGAACTCCCAATTTTGTAGGTACCGTTTTGAAATCGTTTTTGAATGGCCCACTTATTATTCTGGGCGATAGAGACTGACTCGCTTTCAGCCAGTCCACTTAGGATCGACAGCATGAGTTCACTATCCATAGATCCGGTGTTGATGTTCTCTTTCTCAAAATAAATGAAGGTGCCAAGTCTGATTAGCTTCCGGACCAGTTCCAGACAGTCGGTGGTGTTACGTGCAAACCGACTGATGGACTTCGTTACGATGAAGTCGATCTTCTTCTGTTCGCAGTCGGCGATCATCCGAAGCAACTCAGGTCGTTTTTCCTTTTTCGTACCCGTGATGCCTTCATCATAGTAAAGCCCAGCAAACTCCCATTCCGGATTGGCCCCAATGTAGGATTCATAGTGCTTTATCTGCGTTTCAAGACTGACTCGCTGTTCATCACTGTCTGTCGAGACCCGGCAGTATGCCGCAACACGAAGTTTGGGCCGTTCAGTTATTTCCGCTGTATTTTGGGCGATTTTCGTGACCTTTTTCAAGTTCTCACCTCCTTGTTAGTGTCACATATTACCTCTGAAGCGGGGTATTATCAACGGTTTCTTGGCATGATTTGCGCTAATGCTGGAGAGAATTTTTTTCGGTTTAATGCGGTGATCTTGTTCCATTCATCTTCAGTTATCAAGCCGTTACTCAACATAGATTTTACGATTTGCTGGGCCAGAAGATAATCGTACTCGCGCTGCAATTGCTCAATGCCGCCCATCTTTTTTACAGCAATGACGAGTTTGTGTTCGATCGTTGTTTCTTTCATCCATTAGCAATCCTTTCATCCGAGTCTACAAGGCCAACCATGGCTGTTCTCAATTCCCAAAAATCCCTTACGCGCGCATATATGCGTATTTTGCGTCCTACTGTCTATTCTTTTTATATATTTCATTTTGATAGATACAGTAGGAACATAGGAACATAACCGTATTTCATGCCTAGCGGCGAGCCCGATGGACTGTTTCTGGAGATGTTCGTTACTCTCAAAGTGGGAACCATTATTTCTCCCAGGTACTGTTCTTAGGGAAGATCGATTCCTGGAAATACGCTAGGAACAGCCTCTAGGAACGAACACATATTGCGGGCCGTATAGTGTTGTTCTGACCTTGTTGGGCAGGCGATCCCAGCCGAGTTTTATCAAAATGGCGGTTAGCTCATTCGAATCGGTGCGTTTCAGATTGGCTCGTTCTTTTCCGAAACATTCACACCAGATCTCCATGTTGCAGACGTTAGGACGTGTCACGACACCTTGACGTCCGATGCCGGACAGCTCTGTACCGCTTAAGAAGCTTCTGCGTTCAAATAAGTCCATCTTCTCCCAATCGTCTGGTAAAAGGGTGTCGAGGAACTCACGAATAAGACCTTCACTTTCATCCGACTCTAAAGCTTCACGTTGCTCCGCTTTTGCAAGTAGCCCTATGGATGCATCGAGATATAGCATTTCACCGGCATTGATGTATACAAGGGCCTCCGCCCATATCTGCTGGATATCTTCAAAAGTAAGATCCCATGAATGTTTGCTGCCGCCGCCGGGTGTTTTCACCGGCCAGAAGCGGCGGTTGCCCGTCGTATCGCGCAAATAGCCGGATTCCGCTTTTGTTGTGCCGAAGAAGATGCACTGACGCAGGTGCGGTGTTGCCCGTTTGCCAAATGCCGCGCGGTAAATGTCATTTTGTCGTGAGAGGAAGGACCGCAACGTTTCTACTTCGGCTTTGCGCAGCCCGGCAAGCTCGCCAATCTCCAGAATCCAGTATCCTTGCAGTTTTTCTGCCGCGGTCTTATCCTTCGTATCGCCCAGGTTCAAGCTGTCCGAGAACCATTCCCCCGCAAGCTTGGAGATGAGGGTGCTTTTACCTACACCTTGGGGGCCGTTCAGCACGAGCATGGAGTCGAACTTGCATCCAGGGTAGAGCACGCGGCAGATAGCGGCACAGATTGTCTTTCTTGTAACTGCACGGACATATGCGTTATCCTCCGCACCGAGATAATCGATCAAAAGCGTGTCTAGCCTCGATACGTTGTCCCATTCCGGTAGATCCGCCAGAAATTCACGGATGGGATGGTAGGAACGATCATCGGTCACCTTAGCCACGGCAATCTGGTAGTTTCGCTGAGAGAAGGTACCGTAATGGGAATCAACATAGCTGATGAGCTGGGCATCGTCGGCATCTCGCCAATATTTTGAAGGGTGACTCCAAGGGACATGGCCTTTAATCTCCATGCCGTCGAGCTGCTGATTGTACACCAGCGCTTTTAAGTTGGGATCATGCTGCAAGATGAGCGTGATATTGTGCAGGTTGTTTTTCAGTACGGTTGACCGTGATTCGTACTCGAGCTTCTTTTGCCAATCCGTATCGCTAGCTTCCTCGGTAAAATCATCCGATGCTCGTGACTGTCGCTCCTGCACCAGAAGGAGTTTGACCTGCTCATCACTTGAAGCGAATTCCGTCATCGCCTTGCAAGATGGAAGTTTGGTAATCGGAGTATCTTCCGGAAACTTGTCGTCCAGTTCCCGATATCTGTGCAACCGCACCAAATCAAAAGCATTTAACAATCTCCCGCATACAGGATCGGTGGCCTGATGGGAGTATATGAACTTTTCATCGTAAACTACGACCCCGGCCGCGCTATCGGCAGGGATATAATCGAAACGTCCTGCCATAGTCGAAGGCTCATACACGTTAGATAAGAAAGTAGAAATGGCATCGGAGATGGTGTAGGTGCGGCAGAAGGCCCCGACAATCCCAGGCTTGGAAAGCGGATCAGTCTGCTCTGCTAAGGAGTGTTGCACGACTTCCGACTGCCGGGATGACACTGGCCAAGTGGATTCATCCTGCCAATCATCGTATTTGGCAAGATAATCGTCTGGGTTGAGCTCAGCTCCATCCTTGTCCTTATATAGAAATTCGCCGTTCCTGGAAGTAGAAGGCCAGTACATTAAGCGGTGGGCTTCGTAGGTACTGTCGTCAAATAGATCGATGCCAATTTCCTTCGCGACCATTCTCGAGACTGCAGCGTATTCGGCTTCGCTAACCTCGCGAGATAGGGGGATGATAAGCCGGATTCGGGGTTGTTCCGGTGTGTGCTTGTGCGTCGAATATGCACAACAGCGATAGGGAAGATCCATGAGAGTATCTTCCCAAATGCCAGGCGTACCGTAGTCCAAATCAAGCAGAATCATGGAGCGGCAGAGTACATATCCTTTTTTGCGGCGGCCGCCGCGGAGATGCCCCGCAACGTAGCCGCCCACATCCTTAACAGATGCTTGTTGATCTTTGGACATTTTGCGATATTCCTCAACCGTTTCAGTGGTGCGCATCGTGACGCTGACCCGATTGCAGAAGTCTTTCCAGGATATATCGCCATTTTTCCACTTCTTATCCATCCGGCTATTGCCGTAAGCGATCTTCATTCTGTGCGCCCCTTACATTTGGTATTTAAGCGTTCAGCAGGATAGCCCTTGCGGTTTGATCTATCGATTCCCGAAAGCTTGCAGCTAAATGGCGTAAATTTGAAGGCTTTTGTGGCCTTTTCCTCTCTCGCCACGTTGATCAGTGCTTCGGCGGCTGTTGGGTCGGGGTAACCCTTGCTGTTATATTTGTCCATGGTCGCGACGCTCCCCAAGGAACTGGTTAATAAAATATTGCTGGCCTTTTCCCGTGACTTTGGTCGTTTTGCTGATAGTCACATGACCGTCCCAGTGGGTGATGGCGGTTTCCTTTACTTTGAATAAACCGAGTTCCATGGCTCTTTGCGTTGGCGCGTTATAATCCGTACCTTTGCGCTTAATGAGGTAACCATCTTGACGCAGCCGCTCGAAAAGGCGATTCTGACCGATATCAATGCCGTTTCCTTTAAGGATTTTTGCCAATTCCCCAATTAGAATGGTGCCTTCCGATACCGAAACCGCATCGGCAAACACAACCTTCGGTTTGTTCTGGGTAGCTTCCAACTCGAGGCGTTCTTTGGCGGTGCGTTCTTCCTTGAGAGTAGTCAGCATCTTGATCCAAGCATCGGGGTCGTTTATGATTTCTTCCAGTTTGCTATAAGTGATGTATGCGCCGTGTTTGCGAATGGTCGGCAGCACCTCGTGAGTTACCCAACGCTTGAATTTCTTCGCTTCGGGTTTTTCGGAACGGAGGATGACGTTATAAAGACCAGATTCGCTGACAATATACATTTCGCGGGCCTGACCACCTGACACGAGTTTGGATCGTGTCAGCTCATCGGAATCCAAACGCTCCGCTACCTTGTTTGTGTCGGTTAATTCCAGAGCCGCACATACATCCTTCAGCACCCACCATGGCTCACCGTTTTTCTGTACCGTCCTGATTTCGTTTCCTTCATAAGAGAATGCTTGCAATTCGTTGTTCATATTGAACCTCCTGAAAAATGGATGGTAGGGAGTTATCCCTTCACCATCCACAGGACAGGCAGTATGATTTTGAGTACCAAGAGATTAATCTTTTCGATAAAAATCTGTTTCATATCCATCGGCTCTGAGTAGAAGCCCTTTTGCCCAGGGCGGAGATTGCTCCATTTGCTTGCATAAAGCCTCGATGGACATTTGGCGATCAGCCTCAATCACAATTTCATCATGGATGTGCATCACTATGGAGCAGTCCCGGAGATTTTGCATGGCATAGCAGAGAATGTCGCGACTCATAGCCTGCACGATGTTCTCTACAAACTTGGGTCCGTAGCTTTCGATTCGCTCCCATTTTTTCGTGCTGCTAATGCCTTCGTAGGTAATACAGTCCAAGCCAAATCGATTCTCGCCGACACGCGGCTTCACATAGGCGAGCCGTCTGCCGGAGGGGAGTGAAATGAAGAGCATTCCGCTCTGATAAGAAAAGCGGATGCCGTGTGTTTCTGCAGTGGTTCGCTCTTTGACTGCTGTCATTGCAGCGCGGTCAACATCCCACCATAATCTGACGATATTTGGGTTGGATGCACGCCAGGCAGTGACAAGAGGTTGGAGTTCGTGTCATCAACAAGGCCCATTTCCAGTGCGCCCATTGCTTTCAACGCTCCGACCGACCCGCCGTACCCGAGAGCTAGTTCGGCGATTTTGCCTTTTTGCCGCAGGGGAGAGCCTTTCGTTATTTCCTCGATTGGAACGTCGAACATCTGGCTTGCTGATGCCTCATAGATTTTGCCGTGTGTGGCGAACACATCATTACGCCAGTGTTCGCCTGAAAGCCATGCGATGACCCGCGCTTCAATCGCCGAGAAGTCCGCTACAATAAACTTGCAGCCATCCTTAGGGACGAAAGCTGTACGGATTAGTTCTGATAGTACCTCCGGCACACGGTTGTAGAGCATTTCTAATGCTGCGTAGTTGCCGGAGCGTACCAGGCTTCGCGCTTGTTCCAGATCGGGTATGTGGTTTTGGGGGAGGTTTTGTAATTGAATTAATCTGCCGGCCCATCTGCCTGTTCGATTTGCGCCGTAAAACTGGAACATCCCACGAGCGCGTCCATCGGCACAAATTACGTTTTCCATAGCGGTATACTTCTTGACCGATGATTTTGCTAATGATTGTCGGAGTTCTAGTACCTTGCAGAGCGGTTCTGAAGCGGTCTTTAGGAGTTCTACTACAGTTTTCTTGCCAAGCGTGTCGGTTTCGAGGCCGTTGTCGGACAGCCACTGTTTCATCTGAACTACAGAGTTGGGGTTCTCCAATTCTGTAAGCAGGCGCAACTGGACGGTTAATTCAGATCGTGAGCGCTCATCCGCTTCAATAGCGTGGTGCACGAGATCCATATCCAACGCCACACCACGGTCGTTTATCTCCTGATCCATGCAATATTCCGTCCAAACGCTATCCGGCATTGGAAACTTTTCCAGTTTTGCTTGAATGGAGATTTCAGTTTCAACATCACGGCAGTTGTATGCTTTGAATTCCGACCATTTGTCCGGGGCGTGAATTGGCAGGTTGCGCGTTCGCTGGTCGTTGACGGCCGTTGACTTGCATGGCATACAAAAATAGCGGATGAGGTGTTTACCTTCTGTTAGCTTCTGCTTTTCTAAACCAAGGACAGCACCTGTCCCTTCAAGGGAGAGGGGCAGACCCATATATGCCGACCAGATCATGGTGCAGCGCCATGACTGTGGGTCAAGGTATTGTCCTGAGGGGAATCTCAACCACTTCGATAAGCAGATTCGTTCAAACTGGGCATTGAATGCCCACTTCATCACAGCAGGGTCAGTAAGGGCTAAGCGTATTTCGTCCGGCAGCTCGTCACCACCGGCGAGGTCGACCACCTGAACCTCTTTGCCATCAACGGAATAACCGAAGAGAAGGATTTCAAAATCTGGAGACTCGACATAGCGATAGACCCCGCTTTTGGCGAGGTCTACACTGCTGTATGTTTCAATGTCGATGCTGACCGTCCTCACGCGAGGAAGTCCTCGTCGATTTCGGTAGCAAAATCGTCTTCCGCTCTGGCCTTACCGCCAAGTGGTTCGCCGTCACGGATCTTCTGCAGATTGTTCAGTCCGCAGGCGATACCCTTGTTTCCGTTGCTGTTGAAGGCGTAGAAGTTGATGCTGGCGCGTCCATAGACCCCACTATATATCTCGGAGCGATTAAGGACGGGTTGCCGATCAGCGTCCACAATGCCCGGCGCGGTCGCAGAGTTGGCGTTGATGAAGTAAGCACCTGCATAAGCCGGATCGTCGGGGCGTTCGGTATCACCGTCACGGAGCGGTGTCTTGATGACGGATAGAGGCGGAGTCGTTTTGCCATTGCCTTTCAGTTTCGCTTCTCCTTCGCGATAGGCGGCTTCAATGGCATTCTTGATTTTTGCCACGGTAAGGGCATCCGACTTGGGGATGATGAGCGATACCGAGAATTTTGGAGCGCCACCGTTGATGGATTTCGCTTCCCAGACATTGGCATAAGACCAACGAGTATCAGGGCCGGTGATGACTTTCAAAGGATTGCTACTAACTTTGTTTGCGTTATTGGACATGGGATGTTCCTCCTTAATTTTCATAGAAATCTTGTTGTGCAGTTTGAATGGCAGGCCGTTTATCGCTATCCAACACTAACGTCGGTTTGCCTTGTGGTTTTTCAATGAAGCCACCAAGGACTTCTTCAAAGCGTTTTTTACCAAGCAGATTACTCATGGCGGTGATGCCGAGAAGCTTACGTTCGTACGGGTCAAATCCCGCATCGGTGACTGCTTCAACCACTGTTGCTTCATCTATATACCTGCGATTGGAGCGGCCTTCGACCAGTTTCCACCCGTCCCACTGCTTACCGCCGATGGCAGCCTGCAGGGCATATTCTTTGATGTCCGATGCCCAAGAGATCAGGCTATCGATTTTGCCGAGGATGCTTTCAATCTCATCGTGTTCCAGCAGTGGGGGAAGCTTGAAGTCATGTCGGGCGAGTTCTAGGTTGTGTTCGGCTCTGGCCCGGCACTCGTGCTTTGCTTTACAGAACCGGCACCAGTCACTGCTCTTGAAATTCCCATCCCCTGCATAAGCGAGTTCGGCTGCGGGCCTCAGCACTTCCTCCGCCCATTGATATAGGGATTCTTTGAACACCGTATGGGTGGATACATTTTCGCGCCGGGGTTGGTAGATTGTCATAGAAACCGTATCGATGTCGTAGATGCCGTCGAAGATTTCCAAGGCTCCCAGCGCATACAGCATCATTTGCGGGTTATCTTCGGCTTCCACAAGAACGCCCTGGCCGTGCTTGTAATCCACGATATGGAGCGTTCCATCTGCGATAAGTACACAGTCTCCGGTACCGAAGCCGCCTTCAGCATATTTGGAAAAGTCGAGCCGCTGCTCGATTAGGACGATAGGGTCGCCGCAGCTTTGTCTTGCAGTTTCTACCAGTTCGAGGATGTAGTCGGCATAACCGTTGGTACAGTCCTCCATCTCCGCGTTGTAGTGTGTGAGATCGGAGATCGGGTCATTGGCACAGATACCGAGCGCAACCTTCAGCTTGTATTCGCAGAGCGTATGAGCATCTGTTCCTTCTGCGGCGAATCCGCTGCCTTTATCCTCATATCTCTCGCAGAGCCTTGCGGAAGGCGGGCAATTCAACCACCTGTGGGATGAAGAGGCTGAAAGTAGTGCGTGCTTACTCATTTCCCAGCACCTCGGCTTCAGCAAGCAGTGCCGGATATTCCGAAGGATCAATCTCCGACAGCTTCGGGGTACCATGTTTCTCAAGTAGTTCCCTGACCTTGTCTGTATGACCAGCGCGGCTCTTTTCTGCAAGAACGGCCCTGACGGTCTCAAGGGTGACGGGCTTGTCCTCCGGCAAGTGGTTATCAGTGTTTGGCTGCTCTGCAACCTCGGGATCATCGTGACTGCTGAACAAACTGCTCAAAGACTCCGATATGCCGATCAACGCCTCCCCACAACGCTTCAGTTCCGTTATGGCATAGGATAGTTCACTCATCTTGCTCATCCGTTTTTCCTTCTTCCGCATTTTGTTCGTCCTGCCGTGAAAGCAACGTTAGCTTCCGAGGGAGCCGTTTTGATACCACGCTGATCGCTGTGAGGACATCCGCTAGTTCTGCATCCATCTCGCGGTCACGGCATTCAGCTTCAATTTGCTTTGTCTGTGTTTGCATGTTTGGGCCTCCGTTCTGAGGGATGTTTCTTTCCCCTCACCATCCACAGGACAGAAGGTGGGGGATTGAGTACCTGTGTTTTGAAATTTATTATTTCGTTGCCCTCTGATATCCACAGGACATCAGAGGGCTATTTGAGTACCGAATTTATATAAAATCTTTCAGACGCTCTCTCAGCTGGGCGAACAACTTCGTTTTCCTCTTATTAATCGCTTTCTGTGAAAGCCCAATATCAGGGGCGATGTCTCGCTCGGATTTGCCAATACTGAAGAGGTACATGATTCTGCGGTTATCCGGGTCCAATTCCTCCAGGGCCGCGAACAGTTCTTCGAGTAGTAGCTTGTCCGCTACGAGCTCAGCTATATTGACTGCGTCGGATACTTCGAAGCCATCTTCAGTGAATTTGTCCAATGAAAGGACACTGCTTGTCCGCTCTAGTGGCGGGAGTCCTTTTTCCGCACGTTCAAAGTCGCATTCACGACAGCTTTTGATGCAACGATTGCCTTTTTCATCTATACAGCGCATTTCTCGTTCTTTGCGCTTACGTTCCGCCCACGCCGGGCGTTTGTAGGCGCGATATTCTTCTTTGGTGACTTCTATTACCTGTTCATCGATTGTTAAGTGCCATGTACCATTGTAAAAATCCTTGTTTTTTGGTTGACTCTGATTTTCTTTGATTGACAT